GAGCAGAGGACGCGCTTGGTCCTTGATCCGCTGCTGGACCTTGGTGGAGAAGACTGAGCGCCCGGAGAGTTGGAAGCACTCATCATCAGTCACAGACCCAAACTCCTCGATGAAGGTCTTGAGATTGTCCTTCACCTCATAAGACTCTCTAGTTGCTTCGTACCAGAAGAGCTGATCGCGGGTCAGACTGACCGAGCGACCGAGGTAAGCAGGGCCTGTCTCCTCGCAGTGGCGCGCATGGGCCAAGGTCTCGAAGGCGGGCTGCCAATTGGCGGGTGCGGGAATCGCGTATCTCGGCTCCACATACCAGGGGATGAAAATGTTGACCTTGAATCGAGTCTTGCCCATGCGCGAGTAGCGCCAGTGCTCGAACCACCAGTTCTTGCCTCTGCCCTTGGCGGTGCTCTCGAAGAAGGCGAAGGTGGTAGGGAGGCGGTGCATGGTAGGGAGCAGGGAGCCATCCACTTGCTTAATCTGCGCGTCTTCCCAAGTGCTGACCTCAGACAGATGCGCGAAGGCCAGGGTCTTGCCGCGCCCGAGCTGCCCGCGCTGACCCTCAGTACCCCGGGTGCTCTTCCCCGAGCCCACCCAAATATGTGCCTCAGTGTCAAAGAGCATCTCTTGGTTCTTGACGTGCTCAATGACTTGAGGAGAAAGCCACCAAGGCAGATTCTCGATCATCCTCTCGAACATGTCGAACATGAAGGCGGAGGTGCCGGGGTCGTCAGCGGCGATGAGCCCGAAGAGATGCTCAGTGGTAGTGAAGAGGTAAGCGCCTACTGACTCGGCGAAAGTGGACCCGCCCGTCTGCCGCGCGCCTTTCAGCAGGTTGCAGAAGATCCCATCGTGCCACTCGCCGTGGGTGATCTTCAACTCTGCATCGGCTAACTTAGAGAGGATGAAGTCCTGACTCGGCAGAAATGGGTGCATCCGGATCAGCTTCGCGCCGCCTGAGTTGATAAAACAGTGGCGCTCTGCCCAATATTTGAAGCTAGACTGCGTGAGGATGCGCTCAGTGATGATGAACCGCTGCTCGTCCTCGGCGAGCGGGCGGAGCATCTTCCCTCGATGGTCCCTGACGGTAGCGAGTCTACGGGTCATCTCGTCCACTTCCTCAACGGTATGCTCGCGGATCTCGAAGCTAGGCTTGAACGCTGCGGTGAGCGCCCGGAGCTTGGAGTCGATGACTTCTTGGCTAAACACGCTTCTTCCTCTTGGCTCGCTGGAGAGGAGGAGCAAGCATGACAGGTGGAGGCGGTGCAGACACAGGCGCAGGTATAGGCTTAGTCACCACCGCCTGAAGGGTCTCTTGGTTGTGACTCCATCTGAACTCGACTCTCTCGACTTTGAAGCCTACTCCTTCAAGGTCGCCTCGCAGCAACGTAGGTGTAAACGCCGCGCGGTGGAACTGGCCCTCGCTCGTCTGAGTTCCGAAGACCATCATCTCAGCCCACGCGCGATCAGGCCCAGTCAGCCAATATCTCGCTACGTAATCGAAGTTAGGGACTTGGATGATAGCCCTAGCCCCAGGTTTCAGAATCCGGAGCCACTCCTTCAGCGTCTCAGGGACCTTGGCCATAGGCGCATGTTCAAGCGTGTGCGATGACCAGATCTCCTCGACCGAGTTATCTGGAACCGGGATGTCCCACATGGGCGCATTGATGTCACCGCCCTCTAGATCGACAGAGGTGAACTCCTCGCCGCGCTTCTGGTTACCGCCACCGATGTCCAAGCGAAGCGGGCTAGGAAGTGTGAGCGTGGACTCTGCTAGCTCTGCGCCCATCAGTTCCCTCTGAGCGAAGGTGGAAGTTCGGTCATGAAGTCGTCTGGCATCTTTGCGGTGGGGCATATCAAGCCAGGGATCTCACTGGGACCGAGATTCTGGAAGGACATCGCGTAGCCATCCAAGTGATCTACCTTGAACCTGGAAGTCAGCTTGATGTAACCACCCATGTACCTGTCACAGGTACTGAAGATCGAGTGAGCGATGTTCCCGTACTCCTCGAACTCTTTGAGTGCTCTCTCCAGCAGAGACCTAGTCATCAACATGCAGCCAAGCTCGTGATAGTACCAGGAATTCTCGGGTATCCCAGACGCCTGCGCTGCGGAGGCGTGCATCGGATAGGCGTGGGTCACTAGATGACAGTTACCCATCAGAGCTAGATTTACCATCACCTCAAGGGACTCCGGGGCTGGAATGTTGTCTGCCTCGACTGAGTACACCCAGTAACAGTCAAGCTCTTGGGCGCGGCGAAGAATGAGGTCCCAGCATTTCTTGAAGGTGCGATCCCAGTCGGGCCAAGGAGTCAAGTGGGTGCAATCGATCCCCTTGGACCTGAGGAGATCGAAGTATCCAGTCGAGACCCGCGTGTTATCGACCTGATATGCGAACTTAGGAGAATAGGTCAGAGACTTGAACATCGTAAGCCAAGGGTCAAGAGAGTACTCTTTCCCCGCGTAGGTGGGACAGCCGACAAGAACACGCCCGGTCTTCTCGCTCACGGGTCCACCACCAAGGTTCCAGCCACGGGTATCATTCCAAGCGCTACCGCGCGGTCAATGATCGTATTCATTATCGTGGTCAAGTCAGTCAAGGTCAGTGGGACTGAGTAAGCGAATATGATGCCGCCTTGAACCAGGAATGGGCCGGTTGGATTCCCTGGGTCTTGCGCCATCAACTCGAATGACCCAGTAGCCTTGTTCTCACCCAGGCTGATGACCACTGGCTCGTTCATGGTCAAGCCAGAGCGCACGATTGGAGACGTGACTGGCGTGGTGTAGTCGAAGTGGACGTTGGGCATCTAGCTCATCCTCTGAATGTAGGCGAGGGCGAAGTAGTTGGGGAGTGACAAGACAGTGTCATGAGGAGAGATGACGTGGTCGTTGGGTTCCGAGAAAGAGTGCGTCAAGGTGCCCGCAGCACCGTGCGCGGCAGGCTGTGTGATCGTGTGAACCCCGTAGTCAGTACCAAAGTGAGTCCCGATAGCCTGGTGGCTCAAAGATGGGAAGGAGTGGTCATTGTGGGTCAAGGTAGTAGCGGATTGAGAGCCTGAGAATGAGGCGATTGAATGCGCGGGCTGGGTCACGGTGCTGGCCGCATGAGTGTGCGTCTGCGATGCGATGGAGCCGGTCGAGGACGCAACCGTGCCGGTGTGTGAGGCGAAAGTCCCGGTCATCGAGGCATCGCTGCCAGTAAAGGACTGGATTGTCACAGAGGACCCAGTCATGATGGTTCGCGCAGTTCCAGCAGAGCTGATAGACAGGGTCAAGCTCGCTTGGCCTACTGCGGAGGAAGCGTGAGTGTGCGACTGAGAGGGGACCGAGAAGGTCCCTGAGGGGCCAGAGAAAGTGCCTGATGGGACTGAGAAGCTGCCTGAAGCATCCGACCCAGTGAACGAGGCGAGAGATATGTCAGCGTGGCTCAGAGTCACCGAAGCATGGGTGTGGCTCTGCGAGGGTACTGAATGGTCAGCGTGTGTGAAGGTAGAAGCCGCGTGGCTGAGCGCAGCATGAGTCAAGTCGGGATGGTTAGCGATCTGGAGCGAGTGGGTAAGACCTGTGTGATCGCCAATGGTCATCCCTGCATGAGTCAAGTTCGCGTGGCTGGAATGAGAGTGCCCTGTCACCCCGCCGCTCTGCTTTAGAACCCCCTCGATGTTGGTCTTCGCCACTCCTCCATTGTCTTGACTCGCACCGACCACGAAGACATCGCGGAGGTCCGGGCCGGGAGCATTGGAAGTACCGTTGCAAAGCGCCCACGTCGCCGGTATAGAAGCGATAGTGCCAGACCACATGATGATCCCACCGATGGGCACCGTGCCACCTGAGACGGGACCACTCGCGGTCTGCTCTATAGAGTACCCGGTCATCTACTTGCGGAGCTTGGGAAAGAGCTTGAACTTCACTCGGTAGTACAAGCGAGTGAGCCAGGAAGCTTGAGGAGCACGGGAGTAGGAGATCATGCTGACACTCTAGTAAGTAATCCCAATGATGTAAGCCTTGTCATTCAAGTTCTCGGCGACCAGGAAGATCGCGTTGGTGTGAGTCGAGCCAATCTGGTCGAACCAGATCGCATCGCCGGGGTCTAGGTAGCCTACTGCATTGACGCCTGCGGAGGTTAGACTTGAGGAGATGCCCACATAGATCCTGCCGAGCTGACCCTTAGCGGTAGTCTCCGCGCGGATCGTCATGGGGCCGAAGATAGTGTCGGACTGTGACAGGAGCGCGTTCAAGTCCTGCGCCTGCGTGGAGACTGAGACCCTATTCCCGAATGGCTGATGGGCCAAAGGTTCAGGCTCCTGCCTTCGTCTGCGCCTGAGCGTCTGCCTTCGCGTCGGTCTCTTCTTTGGTCACAACTTCAAGATGAGCCGCGTCGGCCGCTAGGCGGTCACCCTTCTCCCCGGTCAGCCCGGCGATCCTGTCCTTGTCGCCTGCGGTCTTGATGAGCGCGGCTTTGTTCAGACCGTTGACAAGGGTGTGAACCTCTTCGACCCGCTCGCCTTGAGCAGCAGTGATCTTGGTATTGGCCGCGATATCGGAGTTATTCTTCCTACCTTGGAGCCAAGCCAACAGGGCTAGGGCTACGGTAGCCCACGGAGCAAGTTCGTGGAGGATGCTGCCCCACCCGGCGAGCGTACTAGGGTCTCCCACAAGTTACCTCACCCGCAGAATGGGAAACCCTGGTCCACTGTAGAGCCCGAACACTTGCAGCAGGTAGAAGAGAATGCACAAGATGGCTGCGACTTTCAGGATGATGGAGGCGGCGTTCTTGAAGTCGGGATCCATCGGCACCACCCCGAGCAGGAGGGTGAAGCAGTAGAAGATCACCCCGACGACGATCAGGAAGATCACGATTGAGAGCAAGGCGGAGACCATTATTTCACCTCTTCACTTTCTTGGAGAACTTCTGCGTCTACTACTTTGATGTCTTGCAAGTTGGCCGACTTGACCCTCTGCACCGCAGAGATGAAATCCTTCATCGCTGAGTCACCGTAGTTGTTCTGCGTTACGCGCGTAGAGGACTGATCGACGGTGACCTTGGGATCAGGCTTCGGCAGGCCGCCGATCTTGAGGGCGAGCACTTGGTAATCAAGAGTAGGCTCAATCTTCCTCTTGCCAGTGCCTTCGCAACTGTCGCAGATGACCTTCTGCATTCGCTCTTTCACCGGACCGCGCTTCTTGAAGTTATGCTTGCCTGTGATAGCCTGGAAGCCAGTTCCTTCACAGGGCTTGCACCTCACACTCTGCGGTAATGCCTTGCTCATCACGTCCTCGGCGACATCGGGCAGTTTGGACCAGACCTTGTCGAGCGCATCCAAGTAGGCACGTGCGCCTCTCGCGGTTTTGAATAGGCGCAGGAAGCGCGCGACGGAGAAATTCCCGTAACTCAGGATCTCATGCAGCGGGCGCGAGTCCTGCTCCGGATCGGCGAGGAGGTTAACTAGGACTGTCTCATTCTCAGACTCAACACTGGCGAGCAGCTCTGCGACGAGCGCCTCACGCCCGCCCACTGCCTCCTCGAATGCTTCGAGCGCACGGGCTACGCGCGGAGGGGTAGTCTTGACTGAGGTGGGCAACGGGAGCGGTTTATCGAGGGTCAAGTCGTTGGTAATCATTAGTACCTAGAAGTCAATCTTGGAAAGTTTGGGAACGGCTCACCCTTTTTATAGAAACCACCACCAACGTTAACGATCTTTGGGACTGGCTTAGGTGTCTCCTCTGAAATGAACCCGCGCTCTTCTCTGAGACGATTCCACGCAATAAGATGCGCTTCTAGTATCGTTGGACGGTGAGGTGGAGTAATCATGTCAGCCAATTTGAACCTGACTCGATCACTCCAGTCTATGAACTTGTCACGCTTCTTCAGGTACCAGTAACGAGTGAACCAAAGCTCTCCAATGAGCCGCTTCCACTCCCTACTCTCATAGCGCCTGCTCATCTCTGGAACCTAGCCAAGAAAGGATCTCTAGGTTTCACGCGAGGAGCAGGTGCCATCGCAGGCGCTTCCTCCTGAACCTTCTGAAACTCATCCAGCAAGTCTACCTCATCTGCGCCGGGACCTGTCTTGCTCGCTGCGAGGGCTTGGATCACTCCGAGATCCTCGTCAGACTGAATGAGGAAGTCCGAGTCATCAGGCGCTTCAGGCAGAGGTATTGCTTGCTGCTTAAGGGCCATGTGATTGAGCGCGACGTGGATTCCTTGGAGATGCTCGACTGCGAGACCCATCAGAGCAATCAACTTGTCTTCACCTGACTGGGAGAAGAGGCCCATTAGTTGAGATTGACCATGATCTTGTTGGAGCACCCAGAGATCCCGCACGCCCAGATGTTACCAGACCCGCTAGTGGCCTTGGCATTGTACGGATTCCCATCGAAGGCGGGGATGATAGTCAGGGTTCCATCGGAGTGCCAGACCGGGGTCCCCGAGAGAACCTGCTCGCAGACAATCGCGTTCTGGTTCCCTCCGTCCACGCCGAGAGTACAGCACTTGGACCCGCACCTAGCAAAGATGTCAGAGCGGAGAGGGAAGCCACAGTAGAGAGCAGTGGCTGTGTACTGCTGCGGATTCACCCCGATCATGCTGACGCGGATGTCTACGAAGTAGTCGCCTTCGACCTTGACAGGGCAAGTAGGCGGGACCGGGGTCATCGTGGTGGTAGTAGTCGTCGGTGCAGGAGTTGGCCCCGGGGTTGGGGTGGGTGTAGGTGGAGTGGGTGGCTGAGGCGGCGGGATTACGCATGAGATGAGCATGATTATCGCGGCGGCTGCGAGGATACCTTCTAGTCTAGACTTCATTCGAGCTTCTCCCTACATTCTGAGTTCCGAGACTTCTACCTTCATGAGCCTGCTTGAACCATTCCGTCTGGGGCATCTTCGCATAACGCTCTTGCAACTCGCCGTAAGCGCCAAGGAGATAGGTCTTGTAGAGGTAAGCGCGCTTATTAGAGTCAGGCACTTGCGCTACCAATGCCTCCTCCTCCTTGACAAAGTCGATGAAGCGGTTGTTGTCCTTGAACTCGGAGCGCAAGCCGCCATTCTTCTCGGACGCCCAGTAGAGGATTCCGCACCAACCGTACTTGCGGAAGAGGTCGGCCACCTTGCGGACTTCTGAGTCTGGGAGATCCTCTCCTCCTGCGTGAGCCCAAGCCCATACGTCATTCATGATGACGAAGCGGCCAGTGGTGACAGGAGGTTCCGCCAGAATATCAGCGGCGCGAAGTAGAGCAAGATCCTCAGCAAGACCATCAGCGAAGTCGATCTCATCCTCAGTCACTTACATGCCTCCTTACTAAACCAGCTTGGTCGCGCGGACCCGCATGGGTATCTAGTTCCATCGAACTCGCAACTCGCGCCTTCCTTGTGATACCACACCACCTTGCCGCCGCCAGTATTGCTAACGTGAAAGTGCGCCCATGCGGTGTCGCAGTGCTGAGTCACACTGATCTCATCGGTCACGCCATTCTCGTCTTGACCCCCGCAGAACCCGAGAGTCTTCAAGACATGAATGACATCAGCATTGAACTGCTGCGCGGCAAAGTCACCTGCGCCATACTTGTACGGGCAGTCTGAGCCGATGTCGCAGCCGGTCAGAAGATGGAGCACATCGTTGACTGTAGCGCCGAGAGAAGTGTCAACTGGACCCGGGCCGCTCCACGCTATGCCCTGAGGCTCTGAGCACTCGCTCCTCGGCAGAGTGGTAATTGGTGGACCATTCGGGATAGTTATTGTAGTGGTCGTGGGCACGGGGGGAGTGGGAGTTGGCGCAGGTGGCGCAGGAGGCTTAATCAGGCAGGAGGCGAGACCCATGAAGAAGAGCCAGGGGGAGAGCCCGCGGATGAACTCTCTGAGAGTGCTTACCAAGAGTAGGTCACCTCAGCCTCAGCTTTCAACGAGCCTGACCACGTCCGCGAAGCCGCCGCGTCAATGCTCCAATGATCTCCTACCTTGGCTACCACAGTCAACGAGACCCCTGTCAGGTCACCATGCAGGACCGCAGCGCCCACCTTGTCAGCAGGCAGACCAGCCAAGACCTTATCGACCTGCGCCTGGAGCGCCGCGTCACTGAATCGGGAGATTTGAACAATCGGCTTGTTCGGGATGAGAGTAGCAGCAGGAGGCACTGTCACTTACTTACACGCGAAGATAGGCTTCGCCCCGCCTTCGACCTTCTTCCAGTTCACGATCACTAGTTTCGCGCTGCCAGCGCATTGCATCTGCGCCTCAGCCTTGAGCGTAGTGGTCCCCGCGACGAGTGGGCACACTGTCTTGGCGGCATCACAGATCGCCTTCGCTGTGGGCTGAAAGCTCGCGCAGGAAGTAAGTCCAAGAACTAGAAGTGCGGATATTGTCTTTCTCACTTATTCTCCCTCATCCTGATAATGGGTTTAATGGACTTAGGAAGTTCAACTAGCTTAGCTATCCCTAGCCCTGACTTTGGATCCAAGTCTACCATCTCTTGAACTACTGTCTTGTACTGGACATCGAAGCTCCTACCGCAACCACAAGCGAATCGCTGCGTGGGGTCTGGTACGAACCACTTGTTCCACCCATCAGTAGCATCCCACTTACCTTTACGATCAGGCTTCACCACCAACTTACTACTTGCTATCCTTGCCATTCCAATTCCAATTCCCCAGCCCCTCCCCAAACTTCACCCCGCTGATGAACTCAGTGCAGCGCGTCTTAGGCCCGATCATGTCGCCAGTGTCAGCGGGGCCATTCAAGAACACGCACAAGTTGACTGTGCCAGTTGGCTCGCCGAGCGCGTCACGGTAGCAGAAGACCACTAGCGCCGCGCGGGGTTGATTGCGCGAGTTCGCGCGCCAAGAGTTGGGAGTCATGTACTTGACTATCCTGCCCTCGGTCAACGCGGAGAACTCAGGATTGGCTTCACTCTTCGCGTCTACCTTCCGCGCGTCTAGCTTCTCCGCAGTCCTATCGCTGATGCTCTGCGCTAGAGCAGATTGCTCAGCATTACTCGGGGGCAAGCTAGGCACCCCCGAGATTGGCTTGATTGCCGAACTCAATTCTTCACCTCGTAGGTGAATGGAACCTGCATGTCACCTCCATTGAACTTCTTCCCGGACTTCAAGTAGTCGAGCATCGGCGAGTTGTGCTCGATACTCGACATGATGGCAGGCAGCATCCGCTCCTCAAGGTCAAGATTCATCGCATCGACACCGACCATCTCAACTTTGCAGCCAGTGCAGAACCATCGCTTGACCCCGTCGATAACTCTAGACTCCATGTCGAAGTCATGGAAGTCGGGGATCTCTGAGTCGTACTTCTCACCTGAGGGAGCGCCGCACTCGCCGCATTCGCCTTGAACCCACACCGGCTCCCACTCTCGGATCTCTCCGGTGCAGACCTTCTTGCTAGCCATCCTTCAGACAGTGGGCTTCGGAGTCGCCGCGTCCAGCTTCGCCTTCGCCGCGTCCACATCCGCCTGGACCGCGAGGAGGTCAGCCGCGCTCGCCGCGCCTGCCTGCCCGATCCCAGCCGCCACCGCCGCGTCCACACTCACCCCGAGTGCCACTACACTCGCCTTCAACGCGTCAAGTTCACCCGCCATGATTTGATTCTCCTTAGATATGACTTCTTGAAATGCGACTACCGATTCGAGAAGAGCGATCAGCGCGTTGAGCTTGTGATGCAGAGCTTCCTGCGCGCGGTGCTCAGGCTCATGCTGAGGAGCCGGTTGCTTGTGCCTAACCATGATGACTCTCCACCACAACTTGATCGAACGGAGCAGGTAGCTCAACACCAGCCTGACTTGTTTCCTATCCCCCGGATCGTAACGGGACTCAGGGAGTCCGCAGGCAGCAAGCATACGCCCCCCGCGACTGACAGTCAATACTCTGCTTGCTTCTCTGAAAAAAATAATGAGGAGTATGGGTCCTGAACCTGAATCTAGGCAGGACCCCCCAGGCCACCCTCCCGGACATTGAACGCGCCTAGACACTATCTAACTTCTATCTAGTCAATGACTTAGGTGCGCGCTAGGAGCTGCTCGGCGCGGCTTTACTGTCAACTGACATATCAGTAGGCGGGCGGGTGGTGGGGGCATGGACGGGTCGAGGCGCAGGCGCGAGCCTAGTTACTGTCACTTGACCTATTACAGGTTTCTCGCAGCGGAGGCTTGACAGGACCATAACAAAGTGTTAGCTTGTAGACATGGACAAGCAAGCGAAGCAAGCGAACATCTACAGGACAGACACGGCCCATCGCGGCTATCTCATCCGCTACAGCGCTCTCTCGAACATGTGGTGGATTGAAAAGGACAAGACGGTCATTGCGTACTGCACCAGCCTGGAAGACGGCAAGGCACAGGTTAACCATTTGATCGACTGATCCAACATCTTGGATTTGTTACCAATCTACTCAATGTTACCTTTCGTAACGGTGCGCTGAGGTCATGGCGACTAGGGATTTCGGGACACTTAGGGGGATTTGAGACATGAGTCAAGCGTATAGCGATCCGAGCCGGGAAGACGAAGAGACGAGCCTGCCTGACGTGGAGGTTTGGTGCGACGGCATATTCGAATCGGAATGCTGCGACACGGATCACCACGCGGGTTATGTCCTCGCCACGGACGGGCAGGAGTGCCAATCCTGCGGACGCAAGGGCGTGTGGCGAGAGACGGACCGCAAGGGTTGGTTTTACTGGTACTGCCTCCCCGGTTGTCTGCCTGACTCGGACGCATTCGGACCATTCGCCACGGAAGCGGAAGCGCTCGCGGATGCGCAAGAAGGTAACGAGTAGTCTCAGGCTCAACCAGGACACTTAGGGGGATTTTGGGGTCATGAGCATGACAAGGACAGAGGCACTCTGCATCGGGCTCGGATGGCAAGGCGGGACGGTTCATCAGGTCGCGGAGGCTACTGGCTTGACAGTCGAGGATATCGTCTACAAAGCCAAGCCAAGCGAGGTAGCGAACCCGGAATTCGCGGGCGGGTGGTTCTGCTTTCGGACCTGCGGGAAGGATCATCAGGCCAAGGTTTACGCGGCTAAGCAGGGTAACTTTGACTTCTGGTGCGGCGTAGCGGACGCGGTAATGCTCATGGACAGGATTGGCGCATAGTCCCAATCGAAGAGAAGAGGGAGAATCAAAGAGATGAAATTTAAGGACTTGAAGGTAGGCCAGACTTTCGACTTCATCGACGATGCTAACCCACAACGGAATAGCTTCTACGCACGATGCAAAAAGGTCAGCGCTCGGACCTATCAGAATATCAGTTTGACGTCACCACAGACTTTTCGCGTCGGCAGCATCAACGCTTACGTGTTTCACGTGGAGGCTAACTGAGATGAAGGCTTTCATGAGTGACAAGTTCGCACAGACCATGCTTCTGGACCGATACGAGGAGCATACGGACGCATGGTTTCAGCATGGCGAGCCTTACGTGTCACGAGCTGTCATCGCGGATGACTACTTCCGCAAGATGTGCGCGGATGAGGCTTTGCAGGAAGCGGGGATGCTCATGGAACTGACGGAGTCTAGCCACGGGCCAGATCGGGAGTTAGTCTCACTCCCGTATCTCTGCGCCATCGATTCGCGGAAGCCGCTCCGAAAGATCCTGGCCGATGCCTTGCGCGAGTTCATCGAGTCATAACTCAAACGTCAGCTCTTCTCGGCGAGGAGGAGGGTTGACTTGGAGGGATGAATCATGGAGCTATTCGACTCCACGTTGACGCAAGGCAAAGGCGGGCGGTATCTCTTCCGGCAGTGCGAAGCGGTAGACATACTCCGTGCGCACGCCGGGAATCACTTGGGAGTGATCCGGGAGCGCTGCGGGGCGGACGCAATGCGCGGAGTGACTTGGGAGCGATTCGAGGATACGCATACGCTCCTCGTGTGCGACAGGCACGCACTCAAGTTTGTGGAACCCGTGGTTCAGGAGGCTAATTAAATGACCACATACGCGATGAATCAGGCAGTCCGCAAAGCCAGCGAGACTAGACTCCTGGCGGACATGCGATCGGCCGCGCGGGTTGTCGCAGAGGCTAAGCGAATCACTCAGTCGAGTGCGGGGGAGTCTACTTTCGGAGAGGGATGGGCTCGCGGGTATTGCGTGGGGGTCGTGGAAAGCGCGAGTCTGACGCGCAGGGCGGCGCTCATGACGGCGTTTGGCGCATAGGCACTGATAGGCGAATTGGAGGGAATGAGAGATGACAAGCGATCCGACTTGGCATGTGGACGTGGACTATGACGTTCACGAACACGGCCGACAGTGGGCAGTCTGCCGTCGCTGTGGGGCTCAGTGGGGCTTCGATGGCGGGAGCGACTACGAAGAGGTCACGGCGGGAGGTGGTTACTGTGAAGAGCAGCAGGAGGCATAGGACCATGAAAACTCATGCTTGTGACGCGTGCGGGGGGAGCGAGGTCATGCTACTACCCTGTGATCCCAACTGCGCATGCGGCGGGGAAGCGTACTTCGATTGCCCCGTCTGCCTCGGCGCCGGCTCATTCCCCGATCAGATGCCGGTGGCGGATGCGGTGGCGGATGCGGAGACTCTGCGCGTGCTGCTACCGCATCGGCTCATGCTAACCGACCTGCCGTATCTGCACGTTCGCTGTTCGGCCGATATTCCCGCGTGGGAAGATGCTGAGAATACCGCGTGTGAATGGTCACGCTCGGCGGCCCGCGCCGCATTCCGCGCAGTCCCAGGGCTCAGAGGCTAAGTTCAGCGAGTAAGAGCAGAAGTCAAACCATTTTGGAGAGGGAGAATTAGGTCATGGCTAAACCTTATAACGGGCATCACTGCTGGAACTGCTGGAATGTCGCGCTTTGGATTGCGAATGATGAGGGGCTCTACAATTTGGCCCGGGAGTGCAAAGAGCGGAACAGGCCGAGTGGGCGCGCCCCGAGTCTTCAGCTCGCCACCAATAGGATGTTGGAGTGCCTTCCCGCGCGAACCCCTGACGGCGCGCGGTACACGTTCACTGCGGTCAGACACGCATTGGTCGATCTGTGACAGGCGCAGAGCTGCGAGCGCTCCGCGAAGGCGCAGGCATGACACGGGAAGACTTGGCCGCGCGGCTTGGGGTGTCAGCGCAGAGCGTGTGGAGGTGGGAGAAAAGCGCCAAGGTGCGGGAGGTGCTGCTGCCTGCGCTGCGTGAGGTTTTGGTAGGGGTCTAGGAGCGCGTAAGGCGGTTCAAATAACTAGTGAAGTAGCAAGCGGGAGGGCAATAAGTGATGCTGATAGGATTGGTGATGGCGGTGGCGCTGGTGGGGCCAGTTCAGTCGGGTGCGGGAGGTGAGGCAAGTGTGGCAGGTGAGCCACAGAGAGCGGAGGCGAAGATGGGCAAGAGGTGGCTCTGGCTCCTCCCGATGGCGGGGGCAATGGTGGCGGATCAAGTCTCGACTGAGCGCGCGCTCGCGGTGAACAGGCGCGGGGGGTGGAAGACCTGGGAGGCGAATCCGCTGCCGGGGATGAATACGCTCGGTGGGAGGCTGGCGTGGGGGCTCGGTGAGGCAGGGGTGCTAGGGCTCGCAGTGCATTCGCAGGATAAGCGCTTTGAGAGGGCGGGGAAAGTTGGCGCGGTGATGTCGGCGCTCGTTCATGGGTATTTCGCGGTTAGGAATGAGAGACTTAGGGGGAGGATACTGCAAGCGGGTGGAGGCGGGAGATGAGAAAGTGCGACTCTTGCGGTTATCCCAAGAACGAGCGTGGAGAGTGCAAGATCCCCAAGCCTAAGACTTGGCCCCCGGCGGGACTCATGAGCGACGAGGAGGCAAGGAGGGTCATACTGCCTAAACTGGGGAGGTACAAGCATCGAGATGGGCC